GATTCTTAACAATGTCGTATAACGTAAGATTAATCATTTATTCCTTCTCATTATATGGATTGAACTTCACTTCCATATTCATACTGTTGATTTGGCTATCAGACGTTGCTTTAGCACCCTTGTATAAGTTCTGTAACTGCTCTCTATACGTATTATCCACAATTAAGTTCTTCAGTGCCTCAAGTTTTCTTTGCATACGCTTATCAGAGAAAAAGTCATTGGTTTCCTTTATGGCTTGCCTTTGTTCTTCCTCGTTAAGTTCTTTCTTCACTTTTTTACCACCAAGCGTATCAACTCTTTTATCAACCAACTCCATGCCAATCAATATGTTTTTGGCTAGGTCATTCAATCTTTTATTTCCGTAAACCATATAATTTATTATTTAAGCCAATTATTGTTTATCCACAATTAGAAACTGGACTTCCAATCTGCTGACCAACAAAATACTGTCCATCGTTTATGTTAGCAGTGGTATCCACAAGTTTTGCCCCGTAAGGCACTTCCTTATTATACATTGAAATCGCCATTGCCCTTTCACGACCGCTTATTCCGTTTCTACCTTTAATATCATAGCATCCTCCCCCATTTTCTGTATCAAAATTACTATAATTAATCTGGGTTGTTGGTAACTGGCAGTTTGGTAAAAAATGCGTATGACCTCCATGTCCTGTGCCTTTACCTTGGGCATCTCCATCGCTCAATGCATCTTTATGGGTTGCTCCATATTGATTTGTAATGTTGTAATCACTACGAGTTATTTCATTATGGCGTTCTTCATAGCCCCTAGTTTCCAAACATGTTCTTCCGTTTTGTACTGTTGTTGCCATATTCTCTATAAATTTTAAATATTTTATTTTTTATATAAATAGTATTTATATACTTTTTATATCTTTTCTTTTGACTGCTGCCTTTCTTCTAGAATTTTACTATAATTATCGTATTTTTCTTTAGCTTTATCTCTTTTTTTCTCTATTTTTTTAATTTCCTTTTCTGAAAGTTCTTTTTGTTTTTGAACCTTTGCTTCTTCTTGTTCTCTTAATCTATCTTCATAAGACGAAACCTTAAACTCTGTCTGTATGAGGTATTCAGCATCTACAAGAGTCTTTGTGTATTGCAAATCTCTTTTCCATTCATTTCTGAACAAATGTTCTGTCCTAGCCTCAATTCCAAAACGCTCAAGGCAAGTTTGTCCAGTATATACACGATTTGGGTCAACTGATGGTGCTGTTTTTTTCGTTCCAAAAACAGCCTCTATTGCATCGCCAACTTTATTTAATGTATTATTTAACGTATTTGCCATTTCTAATCATTTGTTTTTCAGTTATATATATTTTTCTAGGATTTCTTTTCTTATGTTCTGCTATTCTGTTCAAAGCACTACTTCCTCTAGTAACAAATATAGAAGCCATATCGCCTCTTTGATGATAGACATCAAGTGCCTTATTTACAATTACTAATACTTTTTCTGGGGGTAAATTTTCATCATACTCTGAAAGTATTTTTTCTAATGGTTCTATACCAAAATCAGAAAAAGCGTCACTTCCATCTGGCATTTGCATCCATTCAAAAAATCCAATTAAATCCAAAAAAGCTGAACAACCTACCACCCAATATAATTTGTTAGTGCTATTGTCTACCTCTATTTCACCACCATATTTATGATTTTCATTGAAATCCGCTATATATTCTCCAATATCGCCATACTTTTGAGCGAATTTAGCTTTCTCCATTTCCAAATCTTGCCTAGCAGCCATCCTATCTGCATCACTTTGACTAATCCAAGGAAAATATGTTTGTCCATACTTGTCAACCGCCTCGTTTAACGTAGAAAAATCTTCTTGGCAAAGTTTTACAACATCTTCTGGAGATAACTCTATTTTAACATCATCCCCATTAATTTCTATCTCCCTATTATTTTTGAAATAAGAATTAATGAAATCCTCAAACTCCTCGTAAGGAAACCATTGGCTATGTCCTGCTATATCTGTATTTGCTTTTAGTATTGCAGTATTTTTCATTATAATTCCTACCCATTGATAAACATATCTAGGTGGAAATTTAACCAATCTGCCATATTGTGTAAACTCTCTCAATGCTTTTGCATACATATTTGGGTTAATTAGCACCCCCCAGCTCTGTTTTCCATTAGGGTTTGATAAAAACTCGTCAAATACATAATTTGCGTCATAATCATTTAAATATTCAAAAAATGGATGTTCCTCATCAAATGATTCTCTAATTATCCTATTTTCAGCAGTAACAGTATATGTAATTTTACCACTTGGAGTCTTAACGGTTTCTTGTTTTATCTCGCTAGGCTTTAGACTAACGTTTGACGTTGGCTTTGGCGGTTTAACTGCCTCCACCTCTTTAGTACCTCTTGCACGTTCAATGCCCTTTCTGTATAAGTTAGCAGCCAATTCCCCACCGTTTAATTGATACTGAATGCTGTTTTTAGGTAATTTATTCATTCTGTGCAATCTGACTTTTGCATCATTGACATTAACAGAATCTTGTTTAATCTCTTTGCCGTTTGAATTAGCATTAGAACCTTTTTTGTTGTATTTTTTATCACTACCCAAAGACTTCAGAATTTTACTTCCAGGAATATTCTTATCCAAGTATGGTTCATATATCTTTTTCATTGCTTTGAACACATTCTTGGCATTCTGCGGAATTGGTATTTGTTTTTTTGTTACTTTTGCTGAGTCTTCAAATATTATAGCCATTTCAATTAAATTGTATTAGATGATTTCCTACCGCCAACACTTCCCCATTGTTGAGGAGTTTGCTGGCTAGCAAATTTATCTGTTGTTATAGGGTTTGAATTAATTTCATCCCCATCTTGGTCAATGATTTTCGATTGGTTTGTTACTTTAGACAAATCTTGGTATTCTGGAACTGAACTCTTCCCGAAATCTCCGTCTGTAACTCCTTCAAATATCCTACCAAACTGTGATTCATTCAAATTTATTATTTTCATACATTAATATTTAATTATTTATAAATATTTATAAGATAGTAAAATAATGCATTACTATGGCAAATTTAAAGGTAAATAATTATCATAATCTAAAACTAAGAATTAACAAAGATGAATATTGGGATTTCTTTGTTAATAAAGATACCTATGGGCATTTTAAAAACAATTCTGATGACTGCATTATTTCTTACATTAACTTGGCTGATGCTGACTGCGATAGTGGATGGCTTCAAAGCAATAGCAAATATACTTGGGAAGATGCAATATCCGTTGGGTATACATTATATAACATTACATACACTGGAGTAGACAATGGTCTTTTCACATTTAGAAAAGATAGAATCACTAACAAAGACTTTCTAGATATATTTCAAACAAATAAACTGAAAATCGAAGAAAACGATACAAGCCTTAAATTACATGCCGTAAGCGGAAGCACGCTTCAATATGACTATCCTTTGCATTGCAACGATGAATATGTAACATTTAATGGCGGTTTCTATCAAGGTTTCTTCAAAACAGAATGTGATAAATATCAAGTATTACCAACACATTTTGACGATGGCGAAACTTATAACATTGAATTCACATTGAAAAAATGTGATATAGAACCAGAATCAAATAAAACATTAAATGATAAATATCCAGACAACAAAGGTATATTCTTCTATATTGGAACTAGGTCAGAGAACAAATGGATATATCTTTATGATAAAGATGATATTGACGGGTTAGAAGATTGCTACCAGTTAGGAATGGATGATTTCGTAGAAGGTGGTGAAATTGATAAAAAAGACCACATTATTGGTAACTTTTATGATTTAGACCCAGAATTTTATGAAGACCCTCCATTAGATATTGACGATTACACAAATTTCAACTATTATGACGAAGACTTATATGCCAAAGATTATTGTGATTGGAATGAAATGTTTGATTATGTTGAAGTGCAACCAGTAGAAAAACCAAAAATAATTGATGAAAACGAAAATCACATCAATATGTCTTCTTGGTGCTGCAATATCCCTAAAGAAGAAAAATATGTTTTAAAACCATTTTTTGTTGGGTGTGGATGCCCTATTAGATATAAAAAAGAAAAAATCGAAACCCAAGAAAAAGACGATGAAATTTTAAGCGGAGGTTTGGCATTCGGTGAAGATGACTATATTGGTGGATGGGATGGTTTAGGAGATTTAGAGGATTGTCTATATTACGTTGAACCAGAACTTGATATTACAGATTTCCAATATTACACAGATAATGGCTTTAACTTAGCAGAAGCAAATTGGTATTATTTTTACACTGATAACAAATACTTAATGTTTGATAGAACTAAATCAGGTAAAACAATTAGAAACTGGGTTGAAGGAACACAATACATGTACTACGGTAGAAAAAACAATTTCAAAGGAAATTTATTCATTTTAATGAATCGTACTAAAACTGGATACACTGTAAGCACAATTGACACATTGAGGGATAAAGACGCTAACTATTACAATCCATACAAAGACTTATACAACAACGCTTTAGCCTTTAGAATCACGGATAAAGGGGAAATTGGCTACAGACTTCTTACACTTGACTGTGAAAAAGAAGGAAGAGACAAAACATCTATAGTAGAAGGCTATTCATCAGAAAACGTAATACCAGAATGCGAATGGGTCACTATCAATATTAGAATAACATTTATAGGTGGTGACAAAATGAAATTTATGTTCTACATCAACGGAAAACTTAAATACATATCAAAAGAATTACCTAGAATAGAGCTTAGAGAACTGAATGATTTATACGAAAAACAAGAAGGTGTTCCATATAACATTTCAATAGGTGGTGGAACTCAAGGATTGGCAGAAACAATACAATATAACTATATGCTAAATCCAACAAGGATATATCCAATTGAAAAATATTTCGCTGGGTCATTTATCGGGCATATTAAATCTTTCAAAATATATAATTGTCTTATGGAACAAATGATAATTGAAAATAATCACAAAAAGGCATTATTGTAATGCCTTTTTTATTTTTATCTATTGATAATATTGCTTCTTAACTTTATTTTTTAATAAAAAATATGGATAAAAAAATTAAGATGCTAGTAATACCTAGTGATAGAAGCGGTTGTGGTAAGTTTCGTTCAGTTGACCCACATGTATACATTGCAGAACATTATGGTGATGAATTTGACGTTGACATTGTGTATAATATGCCAAATGGAGACCTAGAAACATTTTTGAAGCAATACGATTTAATACATATTCATAAGCAATTGGACAAACAATGCAAGATTATTGACATGATTAAATTCCTAGGAATTCCAGTGATTATTGACGTAGATGACCATTATAAACTAGGTAATGACCACCCTATGTCAATTACTGCTAGGAAAGAAAGATGGCATGAGCCAATTATAAATCACCTTAAAAAGGCTGACTATGTAACAACCACAACCCCTATTTTTGCTAATATTCTAAAACAGCATAACAAAAATGTCAAAGTGTTTCCAAATGCAATAAATCCTGAAGAAAAACAGTATTCTGTCCCTAAGAACCCAAGAACGGACAAATTAAGAGTAGGGATAATTTGTGGCTCTTCACATTTAAAAGATTTGGAGCTATTAAATGGTATAACCAAACAAGTGGACAAAGATAAAGTGCAATTTGTTCTATGTGGATTTGATACGAGAGGAACTAGAACTATCTACAAAGAGAACGGAGAGGCAGAGACTAAACCTATTCTTCCACAAGAAAGTGTATGGTGTGACTATGAAAAAATTTTTACAGATAATTATAAAACAATTTCTCCAGAGCACAAAGAGTTCTTAATGAAATATGCTGCTGGTGTTGATGACCCATTCACTAACGAACCATATAGAAGAATGTGGACTAGACATATCAGTAATTATGCAACACATTATCAGAATGTAGATGTCCTTATTGCTCCATTGAAAGAAAACGAGTTTAATATGGTTAAATCTGAACTTAAGGAAATAGAGTGTGGCTTTACCCATACGGCATTCATTGGTCAGAATTTTGGCGCTTATACAATAAACCTAGTTCCAATGATTGAAAAGGGAGGTAAAATTAATGAGGAAGGTACTGCGCTACTTGTAGACTCATCTAAAAACCATAAACAATGGGCTAAATACATCAACAAATTAGCAAACGATGCAGATATGCTAAAGAGGCTTCAAGATAATCTATATAATTTTGTAAAAGATAGATATTCTCTCGCTGAAATATGCAAACAGAGAGTAGAATTCTATAAGAGTATTGTAAATAAAAATTAATGAAAAATGGAGGTAGAAACACATCTATCCTCCATTTTTATTTTACTCTGCCTCTAACGGTGAAAACTTCCCTAGATTCATATCTGGTGTTATCTCAACCGTATCATTGTCAGAACCTCTAAATTCATTGTTCATTAACTCATCAATGACCTCTCTGATGATTGATTTTGCCGTTTTTCTGCTCTCTTCCATTCTGTAATTGTTTGGATTGTTCATTATTTTCTTTATTGTATCATCACTCATTTTAGGGAATCTTTCTCTCAATGCCTTAAATAATGAATTATATACGCTTCCATCATGTTCAAAAGACCCTGTACTAGTTTTTATTGAGAATATCCTCCTAGGCTCTTTCTGTTGGGGCTGAACTTGCTGCTGTGGTTGAGACTGTTGTCTTCTAACGCCAAGCATTTCACCACTTGCCTCTAGTAACATGTTTTTAAGTTCATTAATCCAAGGTTTATCTTCAAGACTCCAATACCTCCAAGTACGCATATTTTTTCTATAGCCTTTACTGAAAAGATAGTCTATTATATTTGCATCATTTGTTGAAACCACCTTTTCATTTCTTCCGTCCTCCTCAGTTTTAGTGATAAGATTAACTAGATTCTTGTTAGATGTCATTGTAAGTTTAACTTTTCCTCCTTGAGTAAATACAATAACGGCAGTTACGGATGCTTTCTTATTTGCAAGCCTATTTGCACGTTTAGCCTTCATTTCATCATTCAACTCAAGCTCGCTCATTTCTTCTGCTGTTGCTAGCCTTTGTATCGTGAATAAACCGTTAGAGCGACTAGAGACAATCGAACCGATTTCTTTAAACTCTATGCCGTGACCTTGTTTTGGGCAATAGCCATTCATATATGTGTAATAATGGCACATTTCATGTACCAATGTGGCAAGAAAACCGTGTTCAGTTCCGCTATAATTACCGTTTAGTTCTATTGTTGGCCAACATAGATTAACAAAATTATGCTTGTCTATGTACTCCTTATCCCAACCAATTTTCTTAAACATCCTCCTACTATATCTGTCAACTCTAATGCCTCTAGCACCGATTTTAAACCACCCAAGAGTACCGCCTTGAGAGCCACGACCAGTAGTGAAAATATTAAAGTTACAATCACCCAATACACCATTGAATAGCTGCTCGTTCATTTCTTGGTATTTTTGTGCCATCCATTCAACAGTTGGCTTAAATGTCTTGTCCATTTCTTTTAACTTTTTATATATAAATATAAAAAGGGTAGGAAATGTCCCACCCTTTATATTACACTAGCCCCATTTCTTCAGCAATGTCATCGCCATTAAGCCCTTGGCTCATACTAGTATATTTTCCTATATCAGAAGATGAACTTGAAGAATTCCCTTCCATTGCAGCATTTCTTTGCTCCATATACTCGTTATACTTATGTATATAGTATTTCCTATCTCGTATTGGCATTTTATCAAGCGCATCAAATGGAATTTTCATATAGGTATGACAAGCAAAAAGTTCATCCTTAAGATTTTGCTCATACATCGGAGATATTGAGGAAAACAGAATCGTCCCAGTTAAGAAAGGTGTTAAACGAGCCACCTCCTAGGCTCTCTGGTCTTTCTACCGTTATGTTGAAATCTATACCTGGAGCATTGTCATTAATATATTTTCTAAGCATTAATGAATCTCTTGCTGGCATTTGATTAATATATTTCCTAACGTAATCTCTGTCATAATTATCATTAACGGCAACAATCTGCAATTGCATATTATTAGTCATAATCTTTGTAAATTCTGATGAATTGGCATTCAACAGTCTTTTACCCCAAGACTCCATTGTTTTAATCGCAGCCCTAATAGACTTCTTCTCAGCGTCCGTAATATATTTGTCATTCATAATTGCGGCAGACAATGTTTCTCTTTCCCTATCTAGCATATGAGCCTTAGTTCCATAGCTTTCAAGTTCAGTAACTTGTCTAAGTTGTCTCTCTTGCTTCCTTGTTAGATAACGGAACTTAATTCTATCCTTCTTAATTGGCGTAACGTATTCAAAATGCCCATTCTCATCACCAACTAGTTTAAACTCTTTTGGCTTAAGAGTTGTAAGGTCAACTGTTGATTCAATCTGCTCACCAGTATCTGGGTCACGCACTACAATCGGGAAATCTGGACCATAACTCGTTGCCCTTAAAAACAATGTAATTGCATCAGCATCACCGCTAACAAGGTCTTCAACATTAATTTCACTATTAACAATTTTATTTTTAAGCAAATAGTCAATTACAAGTCCATCTTTATATAGATTAGGTGAAGTAATAATATTTTCGTCATATGCCGTTAAATAAGCAACTGGAACTCTATCAACCTTACTCCTATAGCATTGACCGTTACTTGGCAACTGTATTACATCGTATTGCAACATTGTGTCTGAATTGCTAAAAGTAGACTCATTGGCAATAGTGGTATCACTAGGTCTCATATCGTATTCTTCGGCAACATTATCTTGAGATTCGGCAGTCATAAGTTCCTTCTCTTCTTGTCTTGCTTTCTCATTATCCTCCAACATATCAAAAATTGACATATCAGTATCTTGGAAAAGGTTTTTTTGCACTGCTTGCTTTTTTGAAGACAAAGATGTTTTCTTAGGAGTATTAATTCCAAGCACAGATGGGTCAATGCTGTTAATATGTTCGATGACCTCTTGCTGCGCTCTCTCAATCTGTTTTACTGACTGAGTTTTTCCTCTGTCAGCAGCCTCCTTTTTTGTTTTCTCCAACATTTTATTGTTTTCTAAAAGAGTTCTAATCTCATTTTCTTGCTCTTCAGTTAATTTCTTTTTTGCCATAATTTATAAATTATCTATTAATCTTAATTTTTCAATAAAAACAATCATTGAATTATCGTCAACTATATCCATGATTTTACAGTTTTCAAGAATTGCATATAAATCTTCACCAGCCTTATTAATAAAATGCATTTTAACGTTCCTTTTAGGCTCTTTTATCCAAGCCCATTCTTCACCTTTAAAATCTTTATATTTGTTAATCGCATTATGCTCCTTGACCCACAATGAGATTTCCGAAATGAATTCTTCTTCACTACTAGTGTCATCAAACTCAAACATTTCTATAAATGGTTTCTGGTCTACAAAATGCGTGATTAAATTGTCAACATTATCATCATTCCCATTTTCATCATACACTATTCCTTTACAACTTGAATAGGCTATTTTATCCTCTTTCTGAGACGTATCAGAACCAAACTTGTAAGTTTGCCCATCTCCACCTATGAGGCTTCCAGTGCCATTATTATAGTTCATCATTGAATTGTAAACAATGTCTTTGTTTTTATTATACTCACTAGATACCGCCTTAATGTATTCTTCGTCACCATAGTAATCACTGTTTACATCAAAAGCACTGTCATTGTAATCATAATAAGGCATATATAACGTAACTTCCACAATAAATATATTTTATTTGATTTTATTTATATGTCTTTTATTTTTCTTTTCAGTCAAAGACTTTTTCTCGGTTTCCAAATATAATCTTTTTTTTAACTCATCCATAACCATCTTAGGGTTTTCACGAATGTCTTTCTCCCAGAATCTTATGAGCGGTATACCATGTATTAATGCCCATCTATCTTTGTATTCATCAACCCTTTTGTTACGTTTTTGCATAGGATTCATATTCTCTTCCTTAACCAACCTAGGGTCACTATGGAAATATGACCCATCAATTTCAATAATTAAATTAACATCTGGAAGATAAAAATCATAGAATCTACCAATATCCTTTGCTTCAAACTGATAAACATACCTCACTTTAAGTTTATCTAGAAAATCTCTAGCGAAATCTTCCTCTAACTTGGATGTTCCGAATTTAGGGTGAACACGTACAGTCTTCCTAGTGGGTTTCCTTACCTTAGAGACTGTACGTTTTCTAACTGTTTTTTTTGGTTTTGTAATATTTTTTTTATTACTTACTTGTTTCATATTCTACATTCTGATAACCGATAAATATTTGTATCTTTGAAAAATCATCATTAGAATAATCAATTGGGTCTCTGTATACCTCAGTTATATGACACCTAGAATATCTCTCAGTATATACTACTTTTCCATTTGCATCCAAATGCTCTACCTTGAAACTAAATGTATTTGGTGCATACTTCAATACTTGTAAAATCGGGTATCTAGCACCTCCAAAATCGGTAACAAAATCATATATGCACACATAAACCCTATGTTCTCTTGGGTCAAATGATACCGATTTAACCATTATCTCTGGGATACTTAACGGTTCTTTCAAATTAACCAAAAACCTATTGCTCTGCAATCTAGAATCAACGGTGTTTCTCAAATCCTCAACAAATTCCTTAGTCAAATCATCTTGATTTGCCTTAAAATTGTTATTGTACTTAGTTTCAACTTTCTTATAGATGTTTTCGTAATTGTACTTTGTTGGGGTCTCACCATTTTTGATGCCTTCAGCTTCCTTAAACTGTACTGCCTTGTTCTTTTTTACGATTGAATCATAGAACCCCTTGTTTTTCTTCTCTTTCACGTTTTTATCATAATAAGTGTAAGTAACCTCTTTCTCTCCGTTTTCAATCTTCTCCAAATCCTTGTTAATGTTTTCTATTTCAGACATAATACCACCCAATTCTGATTTCATAGAATCAATAACTTGCTTTGAAGAATTCCTTCCAATCATTTCACATAATGTTGCATTGAGCATCTTATACTCATTAATCCTCATATTCAAGAGATTCTTTAGATAACTGTTATCTTTTGCTTTTGTATCACTATTCATTTTTCAATACATTTAAAATTAACTCTTTATTCTTATTGTAAATATATCTTTTATATTTTTCCACATTTTTATTTACTGTATTATCCATACTTCCTTTGTGCCTCCTATAGTAAAAAACAAAATCATCTGACATATATACTTTTTTACCGCCATACAAAAGACGTATCAAAAATTCCCAATCTTCATATGCATTCATATATTCATCATATCCACCTACACGGTTAAAATCTTCTTTGCGATAAATAAACGAAGAATATATATGGTTATATCTTATTAGTGCTTTATAATCGAAATTATCAAGATTCCATTCTTTTTCAGTACCATCATCCCAAAACATTTTTGCTCTCCCATAATATAATGTACAATCATCGTGTTCATCAAGATATTTAATTCCATTTTCTATATAGGTACTAGAAATTTTGTCATCTGGGTCTAAACACATAATATATCTAGTATTAGCCATTCTGATTCCTGTGTTTCTAACGCATGAAAGTCCTTTATTAGGTTGTCTCACATATGTAAATCTTTTATCATTATTTATTTGGTCTAAAATTACTTCTTCAGAATTATCTGTGCTTCCATCGTTTATTATTATACATTTCCATCTATTATATGTAGATGATTTCAATGAATCAATTGTTTCTGTGATATAATGCGCATAATTATAGCAAGGCATTATTATAGTTATTCTTGGATTTTTATCGTATTCTTCAAAAAAACGTATTTTTTCTTTTCTTATTGCATTTTCATCTGAAGAAACACCACCTAGATAAAATTTACTAACAACAACATCTATGTGTTTATATGAGCATCTATCATTTATAATCTTATTATAAAACCACGCCCAATCTGAAATAATCTTAAAATCTTCAATATAATTCTCTTTTTTTAGTAATTCAAGTTTAATGAAACTGCCATTGTGAGGTAATGTATCATACACCATATACTTATGCGTGACAATATCTGGATATTTTTTAATAAATGGAATTTCTAATATATTTTTTTCTTTATCATCTACAAATAAATTTCCATAAACAATATCTTTATCTAGAAAATCATAGCATTTTTCTATTGATTGGTTATCATAAAATTCATCACCACTATTTAAAAATAATATATAGTCACCATTTGCGGCATCAATTCCTTTATTCATCGCATTATATAATCCTTTGTCTTTTTCTGATACCCAAAATGCCAACTTTTTTTCATTGTTCTCTATAACGTCAACACTTCCATCAGTACTCCCTCCATCAATAATTATATAATTAATTTTGTCGAAAAACGTTTGATTAATAACACTATTAATAGTACTTTCTAAACCAATTTTATTGTTCAAATTAATAGTAACAACATTAATTTTTTTGAAATCCATAATAATCACTTTTTATAAAAAATAAAAAAAAGTTAAAAAAACAAAATACATTTGGCTAATTAATTTTTTTTTAGTATCTTTGCATAAACTAAATTTTATAAGTATGTTTAATAATTACAAAAAGTATTATGAAAACTACTGTAAATATCTAAAGACGCAAGAAGCCCAAATGAATGTCACCGAAATGGAACACGGCTTCGCCAATATTGAGACACTTATCATGCACATATATGGTAATTGTCTCAATTATAGATATTATGGTAAGTATTATGAAAAGGAAGATAGGGTCTTGCTCACCGATTCTACAATAAACGGAAAAGAACTATCAAAATCCCTTAAGTTAAAAGATTTTGGAGAGTATACGAAAAAAGAGTATTCATACATTGACACAATACGCTCAATCGGTAATTTCGTTTTCTTTGACGGAACTGCCTATGTCTTTACAGACTATGGACTAATTCAAATGTATGGAAGAAGTTCAGAAGATGGAAATGCGGCAAAAATATATACAATTGAAACTTGGTTATTTAGGGAGCAAGACAAAACTGAACTTGAAAAACTCATTAATCATTCATTAATTGAAATCCCTACAAAAAACATACAGAAAAACCTTACCGTGTGTACAGATGGAAGTTATGGTATTCATAAGTCAAGCATAGAGGTTAAACCTTTTGACTGCGACTTGAAAAAGAACTATAATGATGATTTACCATACGATAAGTTAACTGAACTGATTAATTCTGACGAAGAGGAACTTATACTGCTGCATGGAGAACCAGGAACTGGAAAAACATCTATAATCAAAAAATTGATACATGACAATCCTGATGTGGAATTTCTGTATTTTGATTCAGAATTGTTTAAGCCAACTAGCGATGGCAAAATGTTCGATTTCTTGAGCGAACATAAACAACACGTATTCATCATCGAAGACTGCGAAAAACTATTTGTGAATAGAAGTAACGGCAATAAATTCCTTAACTCAATGCTTAACCTAACAGATGGCATTATAGGCGAAGCATTTGGAATTAAATTTATCTGCACGTTTAATTGTCATAAATCAAAAATAGACCCAGCAGTATTGCGTGAGGGTAGACTATCTCTCATATATGAATTCAAAAAACTGTCTATAGACAAAGTGAAAGCATTTATACCAAACGCAACACAAGAAATGACGTTAGCACAAATATATCACACAGAAGATAATGGTAATAAGAAAACTGATAAAAAAATAGGATTCTAACATTAGAATCCTATTTTTTGTTTTATTTGCTCATTCAATAATGTTTTAACGAAACGCTGTAACTTGTTGATTTTCAGACAATTAGTACGCGAGTATAGCGTAGTCAAATCTCAGGGTCAGGCTGATGGTTGCGAGGTCATCTTGGCTGTAATCCAAATCACCGAAATCTGCTGCTGTACACATTGTGTTCTTTAGAATCCATTTGCTGACAACAACACCTGTTGGGTCTAGCATTTCAAGCTCAACATCACGTTTATAGCCAGCTGCATAACCTTGACGACCAGTAATGGACTCAGAGTGAAGACGTACCCATTCCATTACAGCTTGCGAAGCAGAAGGACCAATTGGGTCTCTCAATGTTACTTGAATCTCATCCCAAGTATAACGTCCTACAACATATGTTTCTGTGTTCAAGAAAGGTATCGCTTTACCCTCTTGTTTAATTGATGGACGCTTTGCGCTCTGACACCACCACTCTTGGATACCTAAATCAGCTGGGAATCTTAATAGCCATCTATTTTTCCTGAGAGGTTCGTAATTGAGCGGCATTTTCAAAAGTAAATCACTCATAATTTTATGTCTTTTAATTTGAATTATTTATTATTATTTTCTTTATTTTTTTAATATAAATATACTAAATAATTTTTTTTCGTTATTTTTTTGAAAAATTATTATTTTTTTATATATTTGCAAAGTATTTATAATAGTAAATAAAACATAATTTATGGATAAAAGAGAAAATTTTATAAAAAAAGCAACAAAAAAGCACAATGGAAAATATGATTACTCAAAAGTAGAATACGTAAACAGTACAACAAAAGTATGTATCATATGCCCCATTCATGGCGAGTTTTGGCAAACACCACAAGGTCATGTTAGAGGAAACTCTTGTCCAAAATGTGCAAATATAAAACGAGGCGATACTTTTAGAAGTAACGCTGATGAATTCATAGAAAAAGCATCAAAAATTCATAATTCAAAATATGTTTATGACAAAACCAAATACGTTAATTCTAGCACAAAAATACCAATATTGTGTTTTGAGCACGGAACATTCTGGATGACACCAATGAACCATCTTCTAGGGCAAGGTTGTCCTAAATGCAGTGGAAGAGGACTTAACAACAATGAAATTATAAATATGTTTATCGCCAAACATGGAAAAAAATACGATTATTCCAAAGTCGAGTTTACTAAAATGCACGATAAAGTTTGCATAATATGTCAAGAACATGGTGAATTTTGGCAAACACCGTCAAAACACCTTCTAGGGCAAGGTTGCCCTAAATGTGCAATTGAGTTGAGAGCGGAAGAAAGAAACATCGGAAACGAAGAATTCATAAGAAGAGCAAGAAAAATATATGGTGATAAATACATTTATGCCGACACTAAATATACAAAAATGGAAGATAAGGTTAAAATAATATGTCCAAAACACGGAGAGTTCTGGCAAAAACCATATGACCACCTTCATGGGCATGGGTGTCCTATATGCGGATTAATCGAATCTAAAGGAGAAACTGAAATATATGATTATATTTGTGGCCTTATTGGGAAGGAAAACGTAGAGCACTCAAATAGGGAAATACTAAACGGATATGAAATAGACATCTATATTCCAAATCTACAAATTGGAATTGAATACAATGGTCTTAAATGGCATTCAGAAAAATTTAGAAATAGAAATTACCATTTAATGAAAACCAACTTAGCAAAATCAAAAGGCATCAAACTAATTCAAATTTTTGAAGACGAATATATCTTACATAAAAACATTGTATTGTCTAAAATAAAAACACTAATCCATGCAAATAAAAACGTACAATCAATAATGGGTAGAAAATGTTCAGTTCAACAAATTACAAAGGATGTTGCTAAATCTTTCCTTGAGAAAAACCATATTCAAGGCTATGGCAGATGCACACTTGCTCTAGGTTGTTTTAGCAGTAATACACTTGTAGGGGTAATGACATTTGAACAATATGGCACTGAATGGCTTCTAAACAGATTTGCAACTGATATTAATTTCATATGTCAAGGAATTGGCGGTAAATTGTTTTCTTTCTTCATTAAAAATTATAACCCCAAAATAGTAAAATCATTTGCAGATAGAAGATGGACGTTAGACGAAAACAATAACTTATACACAAAACTAGGCTTTAAACTAGAGAAAATACTAAAACCAGACTATAGATACGTTAACTCATCACACCCAACAGATAGAATACATAAATTTAACTTTAGGAAAAAAATATTAGCAAAAAAATATGGTGTAGATGAAAAACAAACTGAAACCAAACTAACGGAAAGTTTAGGTTTCTATAAGATATGGGATTGTGGACTTTTAAAATATATATGGAAAAATGAGGATGAACACTAATTCATCCTCATTATTTTTTGTTATTTCATTTATTTTTTATATATTTGCAATATTATTGAATAATTAATTTTTATTTTATGGAACTAAAAATACTTTTTTTAATGATATTGCTTCACATCATAGATGATTTCCATTTGCAAGGAATATTAGCTAGTATGAAGCAGAAAAATTGGTGGCTGAAGCAAAAAGGCTACAAAAATATGTACGAGTATGACTACATGACTGCATTGACGATTCATTCTCTGTCTTGGTCAATAATTATCTCTATTCCGCTTTGGTTTTTAAACATTAGCCCAAACATACTAGGTATAATAATATGCTGCAATATGTTTATTCATATGTATGTGGATGACCTCAAATGTAATCAATTAAAGATAAGCCTCACAATTGACCAAACAATACATATAATCCAAATTTGGGTAACATGGGCGATATGCTGCTTTTTAATATAAAAAGGTACTGATTAATGTCAGTACCTTATTTTTTATTTCCAGTGTCGGTTAACACTTTGTCGCTTTCTAAGAAGACTTTCTTGAAAAACTCATATAAACTTGATGTAGGGTGGTCTGCATACTTCTTTAATCCTTCAATTGCGGTTTCTCTAATCTTACCTATAATTGGCTCATGTTGGATAACCTCTTGAGCATGCATTGCGATTTCTTCCTCAGAATCTCCTTGACCCATCATTTGCTGCGGTTGTTGCTGAACCATCTGTGGGTCTGGCTGTTGCTCCATGCCCATTCCTTGACCCATTCCATCGTCCATAACACCATCTTCCCCATTAAATATATAGTCTTCTGTAAGCTGCGCTTTTAGACTTTTCAATTCATTTAAAACTGTTTTAAAATTTTTTTCCATAATTAATAAACGTTTATTTGTATATAAATATCATTGACATAAAAAAAGTGGAGAGTATTGGTTGCTCTCCACTTTTTATAATTATATTATTTGATTAAATATCATCAAAATTCACTCCTTCTATTTTATTTTTTAACTGTTCTATATTATTACAAACATTGTCATTTGTATACAGTCCATTAAATTTTTTATTTGATTTATAACCAGGTACAGTGTTCTTTTTTGGGACATAGTATAACAACTTAATACCTTTATTTTCACATAACACACGTTTGTATTTATCTCTAACTAAGTTTTTCTCAAACAACTCATTAGCCCATTCATCACCCTTGTTCGCAAAATCAACAGGTTTAAAATGCTGTTCTCCTTGGCATTCTATTGCTATGTTGTATTTTGGTAAATAAAAATCCAATCTATTTTTTTGATTTTCATCATCATATTTATATTGAGTCTCGAATGTAATATTACCCTCAGTAAGTGTGTTGAACACTATTTTCTCTATTTTACTCTGTTTACAGTGCGGACATCCTTGACCACGAAGATGGTCATTTGGGGCTTGATAGAACTCACCGTGTATTGGACAAACAATACATACTAGATTATGTATACCACTATATATAACCTTTGAATAGTCATATTTGTCATTGTGAACTTTTTTTGCATCATTAACAAACGATTCAGTTGTCCTCTTTGCATTCCCACTACAGTATGGGCATCCTTGACCTCTTAATATATGTTTATCAGGAGTCTGCCAAAACTCACCATGCTCTTTGCATATTATACATACTTTCGTTCTATTATTCACATACTCAACCTTTGAATAGTCATACTTTCCATTGTGAACTTCGTTAGCTCTTTTAATGAACTCTTCAACTGGTGTCTTCATTTTTTCAGCAGACTTTTCATAACGGCAAATTGGACAACCACATTTTTTCGACAATAAGCTATCTGGGGTTATTTCAAACCATATATTATGTTTTTTGCAAAACAACCTAACCTTTGTTTTTGCATTAACATATTTTACTTCTGAATAATCATATGAATCTCCATGAATTTCTTTAAGGCGTGTAATAAAGTCTTCTTGTTTTAATCTTCTCATATTAATATATCCTTTACTATAAATATTAATATATCGTAAAAAATAACACCACTTTTATGTATTTTTTTGCAAAGATATATAAAAAATGGGAGAAAATCAAATTTTCCTCCCATTTTTATTTAAGAGTTATGTAACTATCTGATTATCAATTAGATGTCCTCAAAATTCACCCCCTCTGGGGATAAAATAAAGTCAATTGTTATGTACTCAAGAGCATTATAAGGTTTGAAGTAAATCTTAACTGGAAGTTCTCTTCTTTCCCTTGACTCTATTGTATCATTGACCTCAATTCTGTAATCAGAAATACCTCTGTTGCTTCTGATGCTATCCATAATTGGAGTTACAGTAGAAATGAATGACTGTTTCGTTGTTGCATCGTTTGGTTCAAAGATTAAACCAATACAAGAGATTGCAATAAGTTTTCTCATTCTCAATAACAATCTACGAACTGCGATACGATTAAGTTGTGATTCATTAATCTGCAAGTTCTTCTGTCCCCAAATCTTAGGACCATCTTGAGCGAATGTCTTGACTGGGTTAATTCTGCCTTCGTACAATACATCTTCGTCACCGAGTTTTGTAATAAAGTGTGCTCTTACACAATCAACATTACCACGTTCAATACCTGCTGGTGCGAACCAAGGATATGCTTGATTATCTGTTTGTGCGAAGTTACGTACAACATCCTTCGTTGCTGGCAAATAAATGTACTGATTATTATCGACATCTAAGTATTTAACCCAAGGATAATATGTACATGAGTAGTTAGAATCAATCTCCGTATCCTCCAAGTTATATACAGCCTCGTCTGGGGTGTACATTTCATCAACGTAATCACCAGCGCCGCTTGGCTTATCTGGAGTTGTAATGACATAGATACTATCTGCTCTTTCTTCCTCAATCATTTCGATTGCCTCTTCAACAAGAAGTTTCTGATTTACGTAGTCAATACCTGGAGTAGCGAATACGTTAATATCTGTTGCTTCTGGATTGCTGAACTGACGAATAGCAGCAAGATAAGCATACCAGTCAGAGGTAATACCATTCTGATTTAACCCAATCAAATCAGGATTTGCAATCTTATTGAATGAATATCCTTCTCCACTTCCTTGGTTAATGAACCCTCTATACTGAGACATTTTGAAGTTATCAGTATTTGTTCTTTGGTCTCTATAATCGTCCCATCCATCAAAACCACCATAGAAGAACACAGTGAACTTACGGAGGTTAACATATTCATAAATAGAACCATACATTTCATCTTCTTTACCAATCACTGGTGGCTGGTCAAGAACTTGTGTTCTAGAATTTGTTGATACACAATCAAATACATACCCCTTTTCTCCATCAACTGTAACTGTTGTTGCTGATGCGCCATAATCCCTATCAAGTCTTGAATCAAGATGGAAACCGTGTGACAAGAAACTTGGGTCATTAATGTAAGCTTTTGTTCCCTTGAATGTGAAGTTATCAATATCAACCCCAACCCATGAAGAAAGTCCAAAGTACTGCTTTCTGTTCTTGATGTCCTCATCAAAATATCTGTTATACTTGATTGCTGGGAATGTGACATCTGTTTTTGCGTTTCCGCTGATTGGTAAACCATCGTACTTTGGTATTGGATAACCTAAGAAGCCTGCTGGAACAGACGTTCTAGCTGCCGTTGTCTCATTTACCTCAACAGTAATATACTTAGACTTGGACTCATACACACCGTCAAATGAACCAATCTTATATGCAATGTAGTTAGCATCTCCTGGTGTCATTGTACATCTTCCAAACCTCTCAAGTGGAATAATTGATTCATCAAGGTCATCTACCCTACGTACAATTACATCAAAAGTACCTTCGTCTGGCCTAATGTTTTCAATTGAAACCTTAACCTCATAGTTTGAGTTGTTACCATCAGAAATAGTATGGAATCTGAACAACTTAGTCATTTCGATATGGTCGAAGTCACCCTTCAAGTTAGATACAATCCAAGGAGTTGAAGCATATCTGTATGCTGACTTGTAATCATTCATGTCAAGCTGAACATAAGCTACATCACTCTTATCGTCATTCATCCTATAATAAAGCCCATCAGCATTGTTTAATACAAGGGTTGACTCCTTTCCATCATTGCCTTTAGTACCTCCATTCAACAAATTACCATAATAGTTGACATATTCATATTCAGAACCACCACTTTGCTTACGCTTCAACTCATCAATACTATTTTTAGAATAATAAGCATAATAATAGTGTCTCTTACCATCTTGTGTTGTGTATTGCTTTACAGTGTAAATCTGGCCTACTTTCATTGCTACTTCAGCAACGGTTCTTGCTGACCATGCTTCTTCATCCCCTGGTTTAATACTACTTGGCATCGTTGTAATAACAGTAGCACTTGGGTCTCCACTAGAAATTTCAGCCATAGTGTATGGTCTTCCTAATTCATAGTTGTAACATACACATCTGATTCCCATTCCATTTGGATTATCTATCGTTGATTTTAATGCCATCTTACTAGCAAGATACCTACGTCCAACATACTTTCTATTTAATGAAGACTGTGGTTTATCAACAATTCCATAAACTGGCTCATGGTGGTCAAAGTCTGCTGTATAATATACTTGAAACTCTGTCAGTCCACTGTCAATGACAGATACATCATTGTTCGCAATACCTTGCTCAAGTGCCACATCATACAATGTTTCAACAAATATAGGAGCATCGCCATCATAAGCCTTTGTTCCTAGAACGTTAAGTATGTACTCCTTGTCATAAGGATTCAATGATACCGCATATTCAAAATATCCTCTTGTCAAATCTTTATCTCGAATGATTGTATCCACTTCATCTTCTTCATAGATACCCTTTACACCGACAAATTTAAATCTTCCTTTATTAGTTTGTGAAACGGTCCAAACACCAGTACCGCCATTAATTCCATATCCATCACATTCATTACCGTTGCTATAAAGTGGTATGTACTCCCTAATTTGGAGTGCATTCATATTATAACCTTTCTTATCACATTCTGTAGCACCGCTAACAGTTTTCTCGCCAACATAATATCTCAATGTGTCATATTTTGTCGTTTCGCAAGTACATCCGCTAGTATTACCAGTGTCGTATGGATGATAAGTACCTCTTGAACGTATAACAGCCACAGCTTGTTTTTTACCACCTTCTCCATCTGATGCAGTTACAAGCCAAGCTGGGCCTGCATTATAACCGCTAATACCAAGAACACGAACAACCTTAAGCTGTTCTGACTCGCTCAAATAAGACTTAGCGATATAAGGCAACTCATATTTAGGGTATTGGCTTCCTTTAAACTTCTCTGTACTAGTTCCACCAAACACTTCTTGGAACTCACGCCAGTTGGAAATATCCATTGGTTGGAATGCTGGGCCCCTTAAAGTCTCACCAGCAAGACCAAGAGTTGTAATTCCGAGACTACGTACTGCGTAAGTCATGTCAATCTCACGAGTATAAATACCTGGTGAAACGTGTATTCCTCTTGCATTATCTGCCATAATTTCTTAATATTTTAATTTTAATTAGTTATTTTTCTTATATATAAATATTTAATGAGTTTAAAAGATTAATCCCAGAACTTAATTTCTGAAATAATATTTTGAAATTCCTCATTTTTAAATTTCTCATTCACATCAACTATAAAGTCAATAACCTCTTCATAATTGAATTCCACAAATGAATCCATCACCATTTTATGATACTCCTTAAGTTTCTCAGTATCTTGATATTTCTGATGATATTCATCTTGAATTAAAAACGCATAACTCGTAATTTTACCAACTGACCTTAAAAACTCATAAAGTTTATAGGCATCACCGAATTCCAAATCAAATTTAAATCTCGCATTAATTTCTAGAAGAAGTCTCTCTAGAACCATAAGATTACTAAGTTTAATTTCCATAACAATTTATTTAATCTATAAATATCTTTTAAAAACGGAAAAATACAAAAATAAAAGGGTTGCGTTCTAGCAACCCTTATTATAAATTAAATTATTTCTTCGATTTTAATTTCTGTATCATTGGTTATTTTATACGAATATTTCTTTGCCTCATTATTTGCTGAATCATATACTTTCTCAAGAACACCTTTTTTCTTATATTCTTTATACGCTTCTTCATCAAATGTTATTTGAGCCTTTTTAGTGGCACTACCTTTAGAATTGTATACATTGTATCCAGTTCCTTCTATAACATAAAGAGGTACACCTAACTTATCTAAATTGCTACTGAAATATTCAAAATCTCTAGATGGATTATTAATTATCGTTTTTCCTATTTCTTCCTCGCATAATTCGATAAAATAATCATAAAACTCTTCACTTGCTTCTGCACTATCTGGATTTTCAGCAGAATGTTTTGTGTGTTTAAACACTGGTTTTTCTGATTCTCCACTTTCTTTCTTATATGTGTCACCATCTTTAATCAATGTGTCAAGATAATAAGATGTTGTGGAAATTAAATTATCACCACGATATTGCTCCACATAAATTGATGGAAGGGAATCATCATTTACCCCCCCCCATTTCTATTGCACACCTATCAAATCCATCATACGATGATGCAATATCAAATACTACTCCATCTTTTATGAAATAATACTGTTTTGTACTTGTTGTGTTTAATTTAATCATAATTTTAAAATTATATTTTATAGTTTATTATTATATTAATAAATATATTTTTAATCCCAATTGTCTAGAATTTTTGTTATCAAAGGATTCCTTACTATATCTTCCCTATTAAATTCAGTAACGCCAACTTCGTCTAGGCTTCTCAAATGGTTTGCCGCATATTCAAGTCCGCATTCAGACTTTTTGTTTACGATGTCACGTCTGTTAACTTGTTCGCAATCTCCAGTAATTATTACTTTACTGTTTTCTCCTAGTCTAGTAAGTAGCAGTTTCATGTTTTCCTTCGTATATTGTTCTGCTTCATTCACAAGTATTAATGAATCGTCAAACGTTTTACCCAATACATAATTGATAAATTCATATTTGATATAACCACCATTTATCAAATTTTTAGCCATTATTTGTGGGTCTCCATTTCCGCTATTTTTAAGTATTTTGGATATTGTCTCCTCGTCACACTCCTTAAATGGTCTAGTTTTATCTTCAAAATCTCCTTTCAAATACCCTAAATTAAGGTCAATACCTCCTGCTGGTGCTGTAGGAACAATCATAATGATGTTGCTGTACCTCCCTTCTTTAAGTTCTTTAAGCGCAAACGAAAGAGAAATGTATGATTTTCCCGTTCCAGGTGAACCAATACCAAAACAAATTTGATTTTTTTTATTTTTCAAAACATTAAGAAAATCTTTTTGCTTTTCATTTTTACACTTAATGTCAAGCTTAAAACTCAAAGCTTTTAACTGCGTTATCATTCCGCACGATGTAAGATAATTGAGAGCACTGTCTCCCTTCATCTTGTTTTCGATGAATTCAATCTCTAATTCATCCAATCCTTTTAGATTTTTCTTTTTTCCCATAAAGTTTTAGTTTTAAAAAAAAGCGCATAAATCCTAAAAACGGAAATATGCGCTTCATTTTTTATTTTTATTTAATGTTTTGTTGTCCATAGTACTATTGATAACTTACAATAAATATTTTGAAAAGTATAATAAAAGTTAAAAATCACCTAAAATTTTGGTCAAACCAAATATTTTTTGTACCTTTGCATCACGAAACAAAAAAAACGATAAAAAATGAAACGGTTTGAAATGATTCGCTGTATCTTCGATGCCGTGTACAACAATGGTGATGAATACAGCAAAAGTGATGCAATCAGCTCTGACTGCACTCGTGACGGTCTCGTTAATAGAGTGTATATCAAGAAACTGAAAATTGATGTTTATGCTTGCGGCAGCTATGTTGACAACGCTACAATCACATGTAGTAACAGTGACTATTCTGACGCATCTGACGCAGACTTACGAATTGAGTTCGGTACTGAAGTCCCCACTCGCACAATTCTTTGGGCAAATGAGGTCAGTGATAAGGTTTTAGGTATTATTGTTGAAAAAATAACGAAATAGCCATAACGTTAATACATTCTAATATGATTTTTGGAATAACAGCTTTCGGAACCACTTGGACTATCATCGGTATAATCCTAGGACTAATTCTTTTATTCTTGCTAGGCATTTTCTATGATGAAAACATAGATGGTGATGGGTTTATTTTACTTAAGGCATTTCTTGTTGTACTTGTATGTGTATTATGGCCTATTGCCATCCTAATTGCCGTTTGCGTTGGGGCTATTGTGATGCCTATTTACCTAGGTAAAAAAATTAGGAATTTCATAGAGCAAAGAAAAGAAAAAAAGATTGAAAAAGAAAATTTCTTTAAACAGCTTGAAGAAATAAATAAAAAAGGTGGGTAATTCCCACCTTTTATTATGCGTATCTATTATTTAAATCGTCCACAATGTCAAAACTAAGCACGTCATGGTGGATGATACTGTTCATGCCGTATTTAATCCTTACATCAACATAATATCTGTTAGGTATTAATATGTTGGTATCTATCACATAGTAATTGTTCGTGAATGCCTTATTTACCCTATCCCATTCTATTACATCAATCTCTCTAGTTCCATCCTTAACATATAGCCTTATATCCATGCTATCAAGCAATTCATAAGTATTATTGGTATAAGATGGTTTTCCGTAGATGGTAAGTTTTCTAATGTCCCCTCTTTTAATCTGCTCCTTTTCTTTGATTCCATTAATCGAAGGGTTATAAGCGATATTGTCTGACTCTAGGGAATTTCCTATATTAAAATAGTTTGGAGTGTCTTTAAGCGTAAAATCAAGTTCTACAGCGTCCAATTCCTCCCCTTGGTACATTATCCCATCCCAAGTGTCATAAAGCATTGTATCGGCTTCAAAATGGCTTTTAGGGATGGTTATATCAATATAGTATATACCCTTTGAGAATTTTTTAGCCTCAATCTCTTCCATTGGCATCCCATCCTTGCCTTTCACAACCTCATCTTCTCCATTAGTTATCGTAACTACTGGTGCTTTATCCAAATCCTCAAGATGTTCTCCTATTGTACAATATAGATATAATCTATTTTTTTTATTAAGAACAAAATTAGACCTATCATCTGATACAATATCATCGTATCTTGTTTCGACAAATGGCTCAAAAAATGTATTTGTTTTATCTGTAAGCCAACCAACATAATTTTCATACTCGCTATCACTCGCTTCAAGTAATGGTGAATATGCTATTCCTATCCCATAATTTTCTAATTCGCCATCAAGGAACTTGTTGAAAACAGATGTAATGTCTAAATTTATGTTTTCATTGCCGTAATCAAAATGCTGTCTACCAATGATGATTGATTCTTCTCTAGCAGCCCATTTATCATACTCTTGTGATAGTCTATCATTCGTATAAACGCCTTCCTCTTCCCACTTAAGTCCATTTTGACGCTGAAACCAATTGCACCCATCTTCAGAAACTAGCCTCTTCGGGTCAATTGGGCTTGGCGAATAATAACCTACATTGAAATGAGTTTTTGTATAATCAAAGCCCTTTCCCCTATCCCAAGGTTTAGGAATAAGGAAAAAAATGATGTCAAAAGATGCTGCACGGATTTTTTTGTTGTCGTTAATTGAACTTGTTTCACAATGATGCAACTGAGACATGTCAATAGAACTAGCATTCGTAATATGCAACGTATGCTTCATTTTTGATTTGTCAATCATAATTCCATCATCAATAAGTTTCTTAACTTTGTTATGGTCAAAATAAATCAATGCCCTAGAAACGATTGTATCACGCCCATAAACCAATTCTGATACTGGATTCAGTCCAGTGTTGATTTTAGAATTTGAAACAATTGTAGTAAATTTACTTATGTATGTCTTATATACCATATTCCATATATTTTTGGTAATTATATATTATTTGACCCTACCCCACCGTTTTTTAATCTGTCTTTTTCTTTATGAAAGGTTTTTGCATATAAATCAGCCTTTTGAGGGTCTCCATTACGTTTTTCTTTGGCATAGCTACTGATGTCAAAATAACTTTTATCACCATTAACTGATTTTCTTGCAGCTAATCTCGCCAATTTGTCTTGACCACCTTCAGTTTCACCAACCTCATTTAATATAATATTCACAGACTCATTTATAATCCTATATAAATCAGATTCTGTTAATCTAATCAATCTTTTATTTGTTTTCATATATATTTTTCGTTTACTAAGGTTTAATTATATATTATAAATATAAAATAAATCAAGTTTGCAACTGGTACAAACTTGATTTATTATGTTTAAGGTTCAGTATTAACATTTATGTAGTTAATCAAATCTTGAATTGACTCGTCTTGACTCTGATTCTTAGTGTTTATTTCAGTAATCTGGTCATCTTGACTAGCATTCTTCTGTTCAACTTGAATAATCCTTTGCGACTGTCTTGTATTCTCTTGAGTTGCAAGTTGTAACGCTGCCTCAAGTGTTGCAACTCTTGCTTTAAGGGTATTAATTTCTTCAGTCACTCCAGATACAATTGCATTCTTTGATACATACAACGAATTATCGTCAATAATTGCTGCGTTGTCTCCGTGAGCAGTATTAAGGATAAGTCTTGCCTTTAACACATCTGCATCTGGAACAATTACATCCTTGGTCAATGCAATTGCGCCAATATTGCCATCCTCAGTTCTCCATTCTTGAATCAAATCATGTACAGGAACATATACATCTTCCTTTCTTGTACCATTTACTGTGTACTCAATTACAATCCTTTCATTTGGTTTATCATAATAGATTCTATCAATTTCTGATTTAGTCTTTAGGGCAATTGTTGTTGTACCAGTTGTATTTGTGTAAATCAAGATGTTGTGTTCTTCGTCATAGTCAAGTATTGACTTAGCGTAGATACCGTCTGCATTAAGCTTAACAATTTGGTCAACTTCAGTACTGATATTAACTTTAATCTCAGGCTTTGTCGCATTTGTGTTGTCAACTGAAATAGATGTATCCTTTGCTTTAACTTCAACCAACTTGCTATTCAATTGAGTTTCAAGAGCGTCAATATTGTTCTGTAATGCAGTATCAGCAGCCTCTCTTGAAGATGTCTCAGCAGTGATAGCGTTGTTCAATCTTACATCTTCAGCCTCTCTTGTAGCAGCTTCAGCATTTAACTGTTGCTTGATTGCATTATCCTTCTCATCAACTTCTGCCTTGCTGTAGAAATCAATAGGAATTTCAGATTTTGTTGCAAAAGTTGAATCAACTTCAGTTTTGTAATATACATCCACTGAGTTAGCTTTCTTGTTAATCTGCAACTGCAAATCAGCTTCGGCTTGTGCTCTGTTATTAATCTCGTTTGCCAAGCTATCCTCAACATTTGAGATATTGCTTTTTATTTCAGTATCAGCCGTTTTAAGCGCATTAACTTGTTCTTGCAGATTACTATCGCCACTAGACCTACTACTAATTTCATTTGCTAAATCGGTACTAACTTGTGTTAAAGTTCTGTTCAAGGTTTGGTCAGCACTTGTCCTATTGTTTATCTCTGTGTTTATTAGAGTACTTAAGGTTCTATCATTTTCGGCACGTTCTGCCTTTTCGTTGGATAATTTAACGTTAAATTCGCTATCAGCAGATTCCCTTGCGGCTGTTTCAGCAGTAATGGCATTATTTAAATCGTTATCAGCATTTAGTCTTGCTGTTGATTCAGTTGTGATTAACGTTTCAAGGCGAGTGTCGGCATTTCCTCTGTTTGCTATTTCATTGGCTAAATTTTGTGCTATCGCATCAATGCCGCTAACTTTAACTCCGTTTTGTGAAACTGATATATATGTTTCTGTTGCTGGGTCAATCTTAACTCTAACTTCACCCGCATTATTAACTACAAGCCCATCTTTAAACTCTGCATCAACCAAAAACTGTGATACATCTAAATATTCTACTTTCTCAGTACCGTCCTCAAGAATGTATGTGAGCATCAAGAACTGTCCAGTATGACCGCTATCATCATGGTCTGTAAGTTCAACATCCTTCAATGAAGAATCCTTGTAAATATTGATTCTAGCACCAAGAACCTCTCCGCTTGTATTTTTAAGCTCATATGCTTCTTTTACGTTAGATGGTAATGCGGTTTCTACCTTAATAACAGATACCTTGTTAGCTTCGATTGAACTTGATAATGCTTCGTCAGCAACTTCACGTGCCTCTGTTTCTGCGCTTAATGCAGCCCAAATTGCTTTGTCCTCTGCTTCTCTTTCAGTTTTTTCTGTCTTGACATCACCTGAAAGTTGGTTATCCCAATAAAGTCTTGCATTCTTTTCGGCAGCAATCTTACCGTCAAGTTCATTATCAGCAGCTTCTCTTTCAGTCTTTTCTGTATCAATCTTACCTTCTAACTCACCATCTGCTGCTGAACGGTCAAGCTTCTCTTGGTCAAGCTCTTCATTAATAGCAGCATCACCTTCAGTTCTAGCTGAAATTTCTTGATTCAATGTCTCCAAAATGTCTTCATCACCCTCAGTCCTTGCAGAAACTTCGTTATTGATAAGCTCTATGATACTACTTCCACTAGCACCAATTTCACCAATTGCATCCCAAATCTTCTGGTCTTCATCAGTTCTTGCGGAAACTTCTTCTTCAATTTTATTTGTATTTAAAATATCCTCATTTTTACGAGCTTCTGTTTCCGCACTTAACGCATCCCAAATTTTCTGGTCTTCATCAGTTCTTGCTGAAATCTCGTTTTCAATCATTTCAACAATACTCGTGCCACTAACTCCAATTTCACCAATTGCGCCCCAAATCTTCTGGTCTTCATCAGTCCTTGCAGAAACTTCGTTATTGATAAGCTCTATGATACTACTTCCACTAGCACCAATTTCACCAATTGCGCCCCAAATCTTCTGGTCTTCATCAGTTCTTGCGGAAACTTCTTCTTCAAGTCTCTCATCAATAACAGAATCTCCGTCAGTCCTTGCAGAAACTTCTTGATTCAATGCCTCCCAAAGGTCTTCATCACCCTTAGTTCTTGCTGAAATCTCGTTTTCAATCATTTCAACAATACTACTTCCACTAGTTCCAATTTCACCAATTGCATCCCAAATTTTATCATCTTCTTCTTTCCTCAAAATAGCTTCATCTTCGACTAAACTATTAACTTGGTTAACCAATGTATCAAGCGGTATTTCGATAGTTTCATCGTTTTCAAGCTTTATGAAAATCTTTTTTTCATCTTGATTATAGCCTATTTCTTGGATAAGTTGGTTAACAACAATATCCTCTAGTTTTGCAGCACCAATCAAGTTTCCAAGGGAATTGGTGAAAGTATAAGAATCTAGACCTTTGTCATAACTGACCCCAAAAAAACCGTTGTAAAGAATATAGTTTATCTTTTCAATAATTTCCTTACTTGAGGCAGAACCACCAGTTATGGCGTTACAAATCATGGCTGACTCAGTTGTTAAACTATTCTGCTCTCTGTAGCCATAAGGTTGCTGAATTCTATTATTTCTACTCATTTTCAAATATATTATATAAATAAATTATTATTTTTCTTATTATATAAATATTATTTAATTTTTAATAATATATTAGAAAAGAAATTAAATAAAGAAAAGAAAATAAAACTAAATACATTTTGTTTTTTAACATTTTTTTATATATCTTTGCACTAAAGTTTAAAAATGTTAAATATGATTACAACAGAAACAAAAGAAAAAAATTTAAAATTATTTTTCAAAAAATTATCTCAACTTGGTATTGAAACTTCATACCTTGAGGAAAAATATGGTAATAACATCTTGAATGGTAGTTTTACTAATTCCAATGAATTTGGAAACGCATATGAGGGTTCATTACTTGAAATTATACTAAAAACTCTTACTCCTTATGCAGTTAAATTAAATGAACTATTACCAGATGAGAAAAAAGTAGATAAAAACACATTAGTAAAAATTTGTTTGCTGCATCAACTCGCAAAGGCTATTAGACTTGTACCAAATGATAATTCTTGGGAAATTGAGAAAAGAGGTTTAATTTACAAATATGATAATGAACTTCCTTCAATTAGAACTGGATTACACTCATTGATTCTGTGCCAAAACTGTGGGATTGGGTTTACTGCCGAAGAAGCAGAAGCAATGACTGTCAATGACAGGGATTTAACAGATGACCAAGCAAGGTGGCATTCTAGTATTATGTCAACGATTGTGAGACAAGCAAGCGAACTAACTTATTTAACCTTAAATGACAAAAAATAATGGATATTAAAGATTACGATGATAGGAAAGATTTCATCACATATGCAAAAGAAGCAATTGGTCAAACACCGTTGAAAATCAAAATAAAAAAACTTGAAAAAAACGCCATAATACCAACGTATGCGCATGATGGAGACGTTGGCATGGACTTAACCGCAATATCTGTAGAATATGATAGGGAAAATGATATGTACATATATCATACTGGAATTGCCGTAGAATCAGAAAAACATTACGGGATATTTTTATTCCCTAGAAGTTCAAACAGAAAAACAGATGCTTATTTATGCAACCATGTGGGAATTGTGGATTCAGCGATATATAGAGGGGAGATTATGTTCTGCTATAAAAATAGAACATCATTGGAAACTTTAGCAAATAATGGAAAAATGAACTATTTTTTTAATAGTTCTTGGAAACCATTTACCGTTTCTAGTGAAGATACAGTTACATTCACATGGAATGAGACAATTAAATCGGCTAATGATGCTGGAAATTGGATTCTTGATAATCCGATGAATTTTGCCCCATATAAGGTTGGGGATAGAATAGGGCAGATGGTAGTTTTGCCATACCCAAATGTAAAAATAACCGAAGTAGCTGAACTTTCTGAAACTGAAAGAGGCTCAAACGGATTTGGTTCAACTGGAAATTAATGAGTATATTAGAAGTATTTTTTTGGTTTTGCAAAGAACAAAAAATAATGGATGTGATTTTCAAGAAATATCACGAAGAAACGCCTTTTTTTTGGGAATATTCTGAAAATAATGGAGTAAATCAAAAATATCTGTCTTTGGAAAACGCTATAGAAGAATATTGCATTTCTTCTAAAATTGATACTATATTTTGGAGATTGTTCTCCAACACGACAGACGATAATGAACGATATAAAAAAGCAAGAGCCAAATGGACTAAGTTCTCGAAAAATAACATTTTATTTTCAGACCAATTTGTAAAAGTTGGCGATACAATTGAATTTGACCTATGCTTCCCAAGACGTATACCCTTACATGGTGTAGTGTCTGAAATACCAAAAACATTTAATGGGTCAGTTTTGGTTCGTTTGGATAATGGGGAGGAAAAAGCAGTTGGTTTGTTAAGCAGAAGTGACTTAAAAATAAACGGTGAGGAAAGAACACCAGAATTTTACATTAAAAGAAGACGAAAACTATATGGGGCTAATAAAAGATAAAATTTATTATACTTATGAAGATGTTACTATAATGCCTAATATTTTGAGTGCAATAGAGCATCGTAAAGAGTGTATCCCATTTGACGAAAATGGGATGTTGCCTCTTTTCACAGCACCAATGGATTGTGTTGTTAGTAAAAAAAATTTTAAACAGTTTGAAAACGAAATGATTTATGCCATCTTACCTAGAACTGAGTCTATTAAAGATAGAGTTGACTATTCGGTAAAAGGAAGATGGGCTGCATATTCAATGACTGAATTTGAAACAATATTTTGCAACGAAAAAGAGCCATTAGAACAAAACACCACACTTAAAGCCTTAATCGACATTGCAAATGGGCACATGGAAAAAAGTGTTCATTTGGTTAGGGCAGCAAAAAACATTTACGGTGATAATATAGTCATAATGGTTGGAAACATTGCTAATCCAGAAACATATGAGGAATACGCTAGGGTTGGTGCTGACTATATAAGAATTGGCATAGGTGGCGGTCGTGGATGTCTCTCATCTTCTAACACTGGAATTCACACCCCAATGGCAACACTAATTGATGATACCGTAGAAGTTAGAAAAAGGATAGAAAACAAATATAAAAAGTTACCAAAAATTATTGCAGATGGTGGAATTAGAAACTATCGTGATATAATTAAAGCATTAGCACTAGGGGCTGATTATGCAATGATTGGTAGTGTGTTTGCTAAAATGCTTGAATCAGCAGCACCTAAAACTGTTAATAGTGATGAATGGTATAAATTACCTTTACGGACTGAACTAGAAGATTTAAATGAGTTTATTTTTGATGATGTTGGATGGAGGGCAAAATATAAAGGAAAAGAAATATTCTTAGGAGATATTAAGGCAACCTTTTACGGAATGGCTTCTAGAGAGGGACAAATTGCATTAAATGGTGCTAAAACAAAAACAAGTGAGGGTTTGAAAACAACATTACCAGTACTATATACAATGCACGGTTGGGCAACAAATTTCATGGATTATCTTTGCTCTGCAATGTCATATTTAGGAGTATTTACATTAGAAGAAATGAAAAAATATTCTACTGTAATAATTAATTCAAATAATGCGGTTTCTGCTGTTAATAAATAATAATAAAAAAATGTGTTCAAAGATTGATTTTTTTGAACACATTTTTATTTTTTATAAAAAGTATGGAAAATAAAATAACTGTCATTTTTTGTTCTAAGAAAAAAGGTGAGGAAAATAAAGGATTTATCGAGCATATTAGGGAAACTTGTGGATGTGATTTAAACGTCATATGCGTTCATAATCCAGATGGATTGTCATTATCTAAAATATATGCTGATATGGTCGTGTCAGAAGATATTGAAACAAATATCATTTTGTTTATACATGATGATATAGAATTTTTGAGGAAAGGATGGGGTAAAGAACTTTTACGTCTTTTTAACGAGAACAAAGACTATGGAATAATCGGTGTTGCTGGCTCTGCTCAATTTGATGAAAACGGTGCTTGGTGGAATTATGAAAAGAAATTCGGTCAAGTACTCCATAGATGGGAAGGTAAATCATGGCTTACAGCATTTTCGCCACTTCTTGAAAAAGATTTACAAGAGGTTGTTGTGATTGATGGTCTTTTTATTGGTGTTCACAAAAAGAGAATATCAGAAAATTTCAGTAGAGAACTTTCTGGATTTGATTTTTATGATATATATTTTTGCTTATCCAATTTCTTTAAGAAGAAATGCAAGATTGGTGTGACTACGAACATTAGGCTTGCGCACAATTCAATAGGGAAACTTAAAGATACATGGTATAAAAATAGAGAAATTATAAATGAGAAATTTGGCAATAAATTTCCAATTGATATATTAAAAAAGAAATAATATGGATACGAACAAAACCCTAGAAAATTTATCTAAAAAAAATCTAGAAAGCCTCACTAGTTTATATGGTATTGTAAACGAAATTTTTTTGGACTATTCTAGAATGACAGACGGATATTCGTTGGCTACTGGAGATAAACTATTTGAAAATATGCCTAAAGATATGGAAAATATGATTAAAGATAGGCAGAAATTTCTATTTTATAGGAATATCGTAAAAGATGCCATAAAAAATAAAATAACAAAAATAATGGAAAATAATGGGATTGAAAAAAATTAAGAAATATTTTTTAAACCTTTTGTATGGATTACCTCATGGTTTGAGAGCAGCAGATTCAGAAATTATGGGAAGTGGCTCTAAAGATGATTTGGGTACATCAATACACCAAGAAGTTTCTGACCAAAGAGTTGCAAAACACTTGCTAAAAGGTGAAGTCACGCAAGAAGTTGAAGAATTGCGATATAGAACCTATAAGGTTGCAAATGAATCTGAAAAATACAAGTATTTAGGAAATGGCGTGGCGGTAAAAGAAGAAAAAGAAAAGAAACCAACAGATAGGAAAAAATATAAATTCTCTCAAGAAAATGAAAACATATGCGAATCTGTCCTTGAAGGATTAAACCAAGTCGGAAAATATGGGGTTGAGCGTTATAGATTCGAAATAGATTATGAATCTTTTGTGAGATTTAAAGTTGAAAAATTTGCAACCAAAGTTGATGTAAACATTAATGATGAAACTGGTTTAATTGAAACCACTTTGCATTTTAACTCTGAACCAAATCCTTACGATGGAGCATCAATGCCATTCATTAATGAAATCTCTAAACTTCTTAATGTAAAAAGTGAATACGAGGTTAAAAGAAATGAGATTGCTTCATCAATAAAAAATTTCTCATTTTGTACCTATAAAGCAACGAATGAGGATGATTTTGTAACATATAGTTTTGTCAATGGTGGAAAATTCAAAAATTTTGTACGAAATGGGTATGAATTTTTACTGACATTAACTTGGGATGAGTATATGAGAGTTCCGCTTAATTTGGAAGCAAAATACTATTCAAAGAGTATGGCAGAGAAATATGATAAGAAAGAAAAAAAAGATACCCCTATTTCCTTGGCAGAGGTTGAAAGGAAAAGATATTGTTCTGTATGCGGAAAAGAAATGTCTGTGTATGATGCAGACATACAAGAGGCAAGCGGTCAAGAGCCAATTTGTAAAGAATGTATGCAAAAAGCATTGAAATAATTAAATTATAAAATATATTTTATATGTTAACGATAGGTGTTGAATTAAATCATGTTGTTAGAAATATTAACAAACAAATTATAAAATACTACGCAAAAGAGTTTTCTCCTGAAACGGATATTGATGAAATAGATGACAAGGAGGATGTATTTAAGACATTCGCTAAATTTAACAGTAATTACGAAAAAAATAATTTCATTTTCATTGATTATCCATATGAAATTTTCGGTTGCGCTAGTACAATGGAAAAAAAATTAGCTGTTAAAATTACAAACTGGCTCACAGATATATCCAATATTGAAGACGAAGATATTAGAATTGTGTTTTACAGTTTGAATGAAGGTGAACTTAGCATTCAATCAACATATTTTTTCTTGAGTAAAATAGGCACAAGAGTTAGAAAGGTATTTTTCCCTAAAAATATTGACGAGGTATGGGATGAATGTGATGTCGTGATAACAGCAAGAGACGAGTTTTTTGAAAAAGAAATCCCAGAAGGTAAAAAAGTAGTTTTAATCAACAGACCGTTTAATAAAGAGGCAAAAGATAAAGCATTCTTAAATTACGATAATTTAAGCGAAATAATAACTGACGAAGATTTTTTTAACAAATTAAAAGGATGAAACAAAACACATTTATTTTTGACATCAACAAAATAACTGATTTTGTGTTTGGCAATCCAAATGAAAGAACCAATGATGTTGAGATTACGGAAAATTACATTTTTGACAAAAAGTTGGACAAGATGATTCCAAACACTAAAGAAGTAAAAGAGGTAAAAGTAAATGACTATACTGGTCAAAATACTATTCGTTATGACCTTGTTAAAACATTTATTGATATTTTGGATGCTGTAGAAGACCCAAATATTATGTCTTTAGGACAAAGCATTACATACAATACAATGCAAGCATATGAATTAATTAAAGATATAAAAAATACCGACAATGAGTGAAAAAAATTTAAAGATTATTGAAAACATTGAAAAGGAAATTTCAAAAATAGATAAGAAAGAAAACAGAATCTTCTTTTTCGTAATTGATACAAAGGGTGTACCAAGTGGTAGCCTAGAGTATATCTACAACCTTGCATTGATATGTAAAGAAGAAGGTTACGATGTAAGTATGCTACATACAGAAGAAGAGTTTGTTGGAGTTGGAGCATGGCTTGATGAAAAATATGCTAATCTTCCACATTATAATGTAAACAAGGGAGAGGTTGGAACATCACCATCTGACTTGCTGTTTATACCTGAGATTTATTCACAAGTTATGAACCAGACAAAGCAGCTTCCTTGTAAGAGAGTTGCTATCCTTCAGAATTACAATTACTTGGTAGAACAAATGCCTTATGTCGCTCAGTGGGGTGATTTCGGAATTATGGAAGGAATAACTAATTCAGATTATCAAGCAGCAGAACTTAATGAGTCATTTCCATATGTTAAACTTAGAAAAATTACACCGTTTATCTCTAAAATTTTTGGTAAAACAAATGAGCCAAAGAAAATGGTAGTTAATGTAATCGCTAAGGACCAGTCAAATATTAAGAAAATTGTAAAACCATTCTATTGGAAATATCCAATGTTTAAATGGGTTTCATTTAAAGAGCTCAGGAATCTATCCAAAGAAGACTTTGCAAAAGCATTGCGTGAGGGTGCTATAACTGTTATTGTTGACGAGGATGCAAGTTTCTGTTATTCTGCTCTTGAGTCCGTTAAAAGCGGTTCAATTACAATGTGTAAAGTTCCCGAAACGGAATGGGATTGGGCTTCTAATGAAGATGGTATATTACCAAATTGCTGCGTCTGGTTTAACGACTATGATACATTGCACAAGCAATTAGCAAGTGTTGTTCGTTCATGGATTACAGATAAAGTTCCTACAGTACTTGATGAGGAAGGAAAGAAAGTTTTAGATAGTTTCTCTTATGACAAAACCAAGGGAGAAATGCTTTCTTATGTGAATGATGTCCTAGGCAGAAGAAAGAAAGAAATGGAAGAACTTATCATACAAATTAAGGCGAAAAAAGAGGAAGAGTAATGAAAGAACTTTTAAAAAGCAATACAGTTGGATACATTAACCCAGATGTGTCAATTTGTGTTCATAAATATGAACAAGCCAAAAAAAGTGGGAAGATGGATGACCGACTCAAGGATTATTTTGATAGATGGGATAAATTAGGATTTTTACAAGGCTCTCCAGATGATAGGAAGGAAGAGTTGGCATTTGCTTATGAGCAACTTGCAATATTCTTGATTTACTGTGAGAGTGACCAAACAGATAGGTTATTTGAACGTGATGATAATGCGTATAATGCATTCGAGACTATTGGTTTCCCAATGACAAGAAGAGTTGTTGAAAAATTAGAGCCAAATGAATTTGATTTCCAAAAATTTTTGAAATATTGTAAGGAGATTAACCCAAAAGACATTCTACATGATATTGAAAAATTAAATCCTAGGGTAGGACCACACAACAAAAGAAAATATTTACAGATAGATAATGAGGCAGAAGCAGTCGCATTATGCTGTGATATGATTGTGGAGAAATTCAACAATCCAAATAAAGATAGTGGAACTATTAAGAACGAGCATTTTGAAAAATTTAATAAACTAATAGAAGAGAAAAAAGAAAAATTAAAGAATGAAAGAGCTAGTGGTGATAATACCAATGAATGAATTTGGTAAAGAAAATATTGAGTTGTTAAACAAGGCTGTTGAGTCAGTACCAAGCGAACTCAATGTCTTGCTTTCAGTACCAAGTGGCACTGATAGAAAGAAGTTGAAGGGAATTAATGATAGGCTTGGTGTTGTGTCAGAGTCAGAAGGTAGTTCTTTCGCAGAACTTGTAAATGCTGCTGTTAATACAATCGAAGAGAAATGGTTCTCAATCCTTGAATTTGATGACACATATACACCAATCTGGTATGATAACGCCAAAAAGTACATTGAATTTATGCCAAGCACAAGTGTATTCATGTATCTTGAGGATATTACAGATTTCAATGACGGAAAGTATATTGGTTTCGGAAACTCAGAGGCTTGGGCGAGTTCTTTTTCAAACGAGATTGGTTTCATTGATAATGATTGCTTGCAAAACTATTTTGATTTCTACCTAACAGGTAGTATCTTTAATACTGCTGATTGGCGTGAAATTGGAGGGCTTAAGCCACAAATTAAACTAACGTTTTGGTATGAATGGCTGTTACGTGCAACTAATAAGAATAAGACTGTTTATGTAATTCCAAAGGTAGGATACAACCACAAGCTTGGAAGAAAAGGGTCACTAGTAGAAGTATATAGAAACACGATGTCAAAAGAGGAAATCGAGTTTAGTTTTGACCTTGCGAAGAAAGAATATTTTTATCATCCATCAGTTGAAAGAGATTTATCTAAATTTATTTTTAAGCCTAATGAAGAAACTAACAACTAAAGAATTCAAAGATAGGATTTTATTAATTCATAAAAATAAATTTATTTATGACAAAACAGATTTAGAAAATCGTGATGAAAAGGGGCGAGTAATTATTACTTGCCCTATACATGGAGATTTTTTGCAAACACCTAAAAATCATCTACATGGGCAAGGTTGCCCAAAATGTAGCCATAAATCCACTAAATATACAGTTGAAGAAATTAAAGAAAAAATAAGAAAAAAATATAACGGTAAATATGATGTTTCACTAATTACTGAATATAGTAATAATACACAAAAACTACCATTAATTTGTGATGAACATGGATATTTTGAAGCAACCTGGAATGATTTAGACAACAATCATGGATGCCAAAAATGTGGAAAAATAAAAAATTATGAATCACTTAGAAAAACATCAAAAACGTTTATAGAAGAAGCAATAAAAATTCATGGTAGTAACTATGATTATTCTTTTGTAGACTATAAAAGAGCGCATAGTTATATTAGTTTAAAATGCAATAAATGTGGTCATTTATTTAAAATAATGCCAAATGAGCATCTAAAAGGTAAAGGATGCCCAAGATGTAATGAAAGTCATTTAGAAAATGAAATAAGATTATTCTTAGAAACAAACAATATTGATTTCTATGACAAAAAACATTTTAATTGGCTAGGACTCCAACATTTAGATTTTTATTTACCAAAATATAATATGGGAATAGAATGTCAAGGAAAACAACATTTTGAAGCCGTTAAACATTTTGGCGGATTACAAGGCTATAAAACTCGTTTTTTATTAGATAAAAATAAAAAAGAACTTTGTAAAGAACATAATGTTAGAATATTGTATTATACTCACGAAGATTATGATTCATTTTTAGGCGAACAATTAATTAAAAACACTGATAAACTTTTAGAAGAGATAAAAAAAGAAGAAAATGAATAAATACGATAGAGAAATTCTAGGCGAAAGAATATCTATACTTTCTGTGGATAAAAGTACCTCAAATGAAGTTGTTTTAGAGATGATATATAAAGATTTATCAATAAAATTGGATTTTATTAAGAACCTTTATCCGTTTTTTAATGGTGGGTTGGTTATGTATGATATAATGTTCAAACATTATGGGATAAAAATTAAGCCCATACTAAAAAATGGTGATACTCTTGAACGTTTTAAGGATACGTTTGAAGAATGCGAGAAAGCATTTGAAAATGGTATGTTTAATGTAGAAAGAAACTATTTTGGGCGTGGCGAATGGCCTATCATATTATTTGATAGGGTGTCTCAGATAGATAAAGATAAAGATTGGATAACATACACAATCACAAGATAAAAATATTTAATGGCATTAATTGTGATGGTTAATGCCATTTTATTTGTTTCATCAAAACGGCAACACAAAGATTCTATAATTATAGAATGTGAAAGAAAGTGTGTTTATTTTACGCAGATTTGCCTTTGATTAGATATTTAAATATTAAAATAACCAATACAAGGAATAATCCCTAAATATAAATATCCTATACAATGTCAGAAATTTGCGTAACTGAAGAAAAGGTAAAGAAAAAAAGAGGCAGAAAGCCATCTAAAGAAAGAAAAGGCTACTTTTATGAGGAGCAAGAAGAGGCTGTGGTTAATTATATATCTACAGATGATGAAAAAGAAAAAAACAAAATTTTCAACACAATTTTAAAACCAGCTTTTACGAAGATGATTGAATCAATCATAAGGAGGTATAATTTGTATCCGCCTGACGAAGAGTTTGAGACTACATTTAATGACACCATATCTTTTCTTATGACTAAATTGTCGTGCTTTGACCCAACAACAAACTACAAAGCATACTCTTATTGTGGAACAATTTGTAAGAATTATTTGATATATAAAATCAATCAATTTTCTAAAAATCAGAAAAGAAACATATCATATGATAATCCGCTTGAGCCAATTCAAAACGATATTAGCGATAGTATAACATATTCATATGATGAAACAGACCCAAGAAAAACATTTTTGTCTGAACTTACTGGTAATACCGTAGAGGGTATCGAAAAAATCCTTTCTGAAAAAGAAAAAATGAAGCTCAATGAAAATGAAATTAAAGTTGGAAAAGCTTTAATCAACCTAATGCAAAACTGGGATGAACTATTTGCACAAATGGGTAGTAATAAGTTTAATAAAAGTTCAATATTGTTATTCTTGAAAGAAACAACAATGCTTAACACTAAAGAAATAAGGGATGCCATAAAAGTCTATAAGAAAAAATATTATGACATTAAGTTAAAACTTATTAATGAATAATTCAAAATAAAATATTTATAACAAAAAATATGGGAAAGCTTAAAATTGAACTTAACGATACCCAAAATATAAGAGACCTTTTGCAAAATGCATATAATTTGGCAGACGAGCAGATTGTACAAGCACAGAACGAAATAAACAAACTATCTGTTGCCACTCAACTGCAAGATGAGCCAATGGAGGCTAGAAGTAAGTATGCAAAGGCAATTAACGATTATCTTGGGTTAAAAGACAAAGCAATCTCTAAAAAAATAGAAATTGCTAAAATATTGACAGACATATATCACCATAACGGTGATGTAAAAGGTGCTTTAGAAGGAAATGAAACGGCACTTAACGAAATGGCATTTAATTTCGATGACATCAAAAAAATTGTAGATGATTCATTGCAAGAAAAAACTAAAAAAATTGAACTAAATAAAAAATAATGGCAAGCGTAAAAAAAATGCAAGAAGAAGCAATGGCTTCTATTGATACAGCCAAAGCATTGGTTGACAAAGTGTTGACAATAATGGAAATTATTATTGTTGACCCTTCACTTGCATTATCTTTTTCCACCAATCCAATAGGCTATTTGATTCAATTACTTAAGCACTTAGGGGTAACACGAGAAGAACTAGAGACATGGCTTACCAATTTCCTTATTTACGTAGTACCAGTCCTTGAGATTTCTGTTAAAGCAATTTTATTAACAAATCTTAAAAACATGATTTCTTGCTCAGTTGACCCTAGGATTCCAGAAAAATATAGAAAAAGACATAAAGCCCCCACAGATGATGGCACATCACAAGAATATGGAATTGATATTAATATAGAATCCATTGATTTTATGGATAAATTATCAATAAATCCGCTTGGAGAATTTGGTTCTAACTGGTATTTTGGTCTTGAAGGTGTAGAAGATTCATATAAATTTGCTAGGGCTGATGATATGGATGCCTTTTTATGGTTTGTTATTCACAAAGGTAAATTCCCTAATTCGGCAATTTTAAGCGGTGAAACAACCAACGAAATAGCATCTTCATTAAACAGCTTATATCATAATAACCCAAACGTATTACCTTCAGATGGAACACTTTTATCAACATTAGAAGCGATGTATGACGCAAGTAATCCATCTTCTATTTTATTGGGTAATACATTCGCATATAAAGATGGTCACATAGTTTCTATGTGTATCGACAATAAAACTGATGATGTTGAAAATATCGTACATAATACATTAGTTCCAGTATCAGATGATTGGTCATCAGTCAATTGGTATGCTAGACGTGCTGACCAACTTGGAAAGAATCTTGGATTTGGCTGGGGTGTTAACCAAAAAAATGGTAATACAAAATATAAAGGAAATAATAGAGATTTCAGTAAAGAAAGGGCAATTTGTAATATACAATACATAGACCAAGCATCAAGCGATGCACCATTGACTGGTTTGGTTAATAACAAGTTACGTTTTACTATTCTTCCTAAACCATATATACATATTCCTATTTTATCTGAAGGAGAAGCACCTTGGCAGTTTAAAAAAATGCTATTCGATGATAAAGGTAATTTTGACGCTAACGGAAAATATACATTTGCCGAAGGTGTTGTAGTAACTGAAACTGAAACCGAAGAAACTGAAAGTAAAGATAAAAAAATAAAATTTATCACATTTACTACACCACATGCTGTAGTAAAACTAAACATAAGAAGTCGTGAAGTTACAGTTGATAATCCTGCGGAGTTAGCCAAAGACTTGATGGAGTGTTATCCTGGTCTTACTGTTTTTGAATTTAACTATGATTATGTAATGAGTATAAAGCTTTTCGATGCGAAAGTATTGGCTCATTCATTGATGGAATCTGTTCTCAATACAAATTTGGGTCTCAGTGTTGGTGTCGGAATGAGACACCAAGAATCCACCGAAACCATTAAGGAAATAATTAAAAACATTCTTGAGACCGATGATTCTGAAATAAGCGATTGTTATTATACTTTTGATAATAGTAAATACGACTCCCTTCTAAGAAGGGCAGAAGAAAAAAGAGCTAGACAGCAAAGATTTGGTAACGTAACGCATGAAGTTGGTTTATTTGATAGTGTTAGCAACATTCTTAACGAATATGACGCTAATTCTGAGTTACATGAGCAAGTAGATGTTCTACACAGAGCTTTTACGCAAGCTGCCATGACTGTAAGTGAAGGTGTGCCAGAGACTGATAAATTTGATGTCGAATTCAATTTTATATTCGATTTAATTGAATCTTTAACAACAGCTATTGTAAATGGTATTCTAAGCCCAAAAGTATTAATGCTTTTGGAAGTTAACCAAAAAATAATGGGTGGAACTTGGGAGAAATTTACAATGAAAGACTTAATACAAGCATTGAGAAGTATTATCGTTGCCATTGTTAAGGAAATACGTGACATGGTTATCCAAGAGCTTCTGAAGCTTGTTCTAAAGGCACTAGAACCAATTATACAGATGCTTGGTAGTATCTTGCTTAGAGAACAGCTTGATAACTATGCAGATGCAATACTTGAAATTGTACGAAATTGCCCATTCATATGGTTCAGCTTTGGTAATAAGCAAGAAGATACTAAACTCGATGTCGTTGATTATGCTGATATTGACGTTAGTCACAATAAAGAGGGTGAACAACCTTCAACTAATAAATGCTAAACAATGGGAATAGAACAAATTTGTAAAACGATAAGCAATTTCTTTAATAACGTGAGACCTCCTTTCCCACAGTTATCTAGATTGTTATTGGTGTGCTCGATGATACGCAGACCAGGACTGTCTGTCATCCAGTCAGTAGCAAACATCACAAAAGACTTAAATAAATTAGGCATTCCTACTGGTGCAATGCCAGACGGTAGTGCAAATCTAACACTTGGATTTACATTCGCAAACACAAATGAAATATATAGAGCGATAAAAAAAGATGCATCTATACAAGTAGGAATACAACCAGGCTCAATGATGTTAACAGGATTTGGAAGTAATGCTGGCGGACCAGTTGTTATTCAAGGATTCAACACATCACCAAGTATGGGATATGCAGATATTAACTAATTACAAATGTTAATGTATATGGATAGAAATGTAGATTTTTCAAAAATGTCTAACTCAGAAATTAATATAAAAGTTATGAGTTATGATAATGAATACGACATTCGTAAGAGTAAAATAATAGAATTGGTACACGAGTTGGAAGACTTGGATTTCTTATATAGAAAGGCTACCGATGAACTTAAAAAGAGAGGCGTTTTAAGTGATGAGTGAATTTAGAGTTGTTGTCGCAAAAGTAAGGGAAGTTGAAAACATAAACTCTTCATACATTGATGATGGATTACATGAATTGGATAAACCTTACGATGGTCTTAGAGTAAGAGCAGAAATTGAAGGCAAAGACTACCCAAAGAACAATGAACCAAAATATCTTCCTTGGGCATTTCCTCTATTACCAAAAACATTTCAAAGCATCCCAAAAGTGGGAGAATCTGTTCTTCTAATATATGATGCATCATCCAATGGACAAAGATATTATATCGGTCCTATAATTTCGCAACCACAATTTAATGCATATTGTGAGCCAAAAAATGCCACATCGTTATTAATGGAACCAGTGCATAATAAACCATTGGAAAGGGTGTCCAATAATGATGATACGAAGGGTGCGTATCCAAAGTCATCAGATGTTGCTGTTATTGGTAGGGGTGCTGAAGATGTTATTTTAAGATATAATAAAACCACAAAAGAAAGTGAAGTTCAACTTAGAGCTGGTGTTCGTGGAGAAGCCACAAACGACCCAAATCCCAATATGGTTGGGAATATCATATTTAATGGGACTGACCCAGCTTATATACAATTAAAATATAAGAGTGGATTAACAAAAAAACAAAATCAGCAAGGAAATAGTATCATCAATATGGTTGCCAATAGAATCAATATCATGAGTAATAAAGATGATAATATTGCTCATAATCTAAAGGATAAAAACCATATGATTTTGGACGAGAAGATGGATGAAATTATGGACAATCTGCACCAAGTCCCAATGGGAGACAAACTTGTTGAATTGCTAAAAATAATGAAAGGTTGCATTATGCATCACGTTCATCCTTGGGCTGGCATGGAACAATGCGGCGACTGGGGTGGATATATAAATAAACTTGATGGATATGACATTGATTCAATCCTATCTAAGTATGTTAGAATTTCTTAAAGTTATGAAAAAAATTTTAGTTGCGGATAATTATAACTTTCATATTTTGGAAGTTGCTGATAATGAAGACATAAGCAAATATACTGTTGATTATATTGAAAAGGGTAAACAGTATGGTGATTGGAAATGGTATTATACATTTGACATAATAAAATAAGGATAGATTTTTTCTATCCTTATTTTATGCCTTAAATTCTGATGAATCAACTGGGCTGCACTGCACAGTTCTGTATAGTGGAATAGTTCCCCATAGTGTGTGAGAATTGCTATAGTTATTTCTGCCATCGTTGTTCACGACAAAAAACTCCATATGTTCAGGTGATATTTGTATACCAATATAATCTCCTTTTTTTATATCTACGTTAAGTTCATCCAATGTTTCTTGGTAAACACCAACGGTAAGTTTACCAGTTTTCATATAAGTTCCCAATTGCTTCTCTTTATCATAAGATTTAAGTTCTGGCTCCTCTATCTTATAGACACAAGGTATCTCAATTGGTGTCTTGTATGTCACATCATCTGGGTCTGTCTCTCCATATACAGCATCAACTTGCGTTTTAGATGCGTCAACTTGGTACAGAATAACAGTTTGCCCCATGTCTTGCTCTATGTAGTTTTTCCCTATTTCTCTTTCCAATGCAAATGATTCTGCATCATAAAATAGACTGTTTCTATTGATAGGAACTCGCCTAATGTTTTTTGCGTTAAATTGTATTTTACCCATAATTAATCTGCATAATATTTATCCCAAACGTCAAGATTTAAGCCACTGTCAAGAATCACAAGCGTTGGCTCTCCATTTCTGTTTACCATTCCAAAATTATCTATTTGGCAGAAATCAGACATACCTGTATTTTCGACGAAATTTTTGAACTCGCTTAACCATTCTGAGTTATTTATTATATTTTCGTATGTTTCATCATAATATCCCTCATCCGTCACATAATTAGCCTCTATATAACAGAAAACATTGTACAAGCTTTCCATTTTATCTCCATAATAATATGTTTCATGCCATTTTTTCTCCCCGTCAAAATATTTGTCATATCCAACTGTATAATCACTTTTTCTTTTTCCATTATAGTTTTGAGGCTCTGAGCCTACTATTGCAGGCATCTTTAAAGATTTTTGATGTGATGTTCCGTAAAAAGGTATTCCTAATATTTTCTCAAAATCAATATCTTTTGCTGGAACTACGTTTTCTGAAACTAAATATGTATATTTTTCGTCTGCTTTAAATATTCTAACTAACAATGGACTGTCATAAGAACGATACATTTCATATTCTTGCTTATTTTGCGCAATTCCTGCCTTATATTGACCACCCATAGCTAATTTTAGTATCATATTATCACTAAGCGTAAAAACGCATCTAGAAGAGCCAAAATTATTTGGTTCTCCTAACCATTTGACACAGTAATCATATTGAGCACCCCATCCATTTTTGCCTAACGCTGAAAGCTCTTTTAGCGAAAACCCTTCTCTATATGCCTCAAATAATCTTTTTTTCTGAGATTCATTAATTTTTATTACTTTCATAAAAAACTTTAATATATTATATAAATATATGAAAAAAAACAATTGGTAGGTCTTGATTTTTTCATATTTTATATTATATTTTAACTAGTTAAAATATAATATAAAATGGCACTATCATTAGATAAAATTAATGATGCATATAATTTATTGAAAAATTATAACGGAAATAATTCTTACATAATTCGTCTCAAAAATTCTGTTTTTGCGTATAAAACAAAAACAATGAATGACTTTGAGGCTGAATACGTATTATATAACCATGATAAAGAGCCTAAACTGATAAACAAAATTATAAGAATTCCAGAATGGTATGGAAAAAATCGCAAAGAAGAATGGAAAACTGAATTTACGCCAGATAGATTTAAAATAACTTGGTACATGGGTGAAACAAGCCAATTCTATCATTTCTATTGTGTATACAGAAGGTCTCAAGAAAAAGCTGTTGAATTGTTTGCGCCAAAAAAAGCAATTCTTACAGATTTTTTATCTGAAGATTGGAATTTGAAACAAATTGATTTTAAGCCGTATAACGAGCGAAGTGGTCGTGTACTTTATCCTTATCAAGAAGAGGCTGTAAAGTTCCTTACAAGCCGTAAA